CATAATACTATCACACCACCATCCTCTTTCCTGTGGGGTGTCTTTATGTTTTGCATTATTCATTTGTAAAGAATCCCAGACCATGCCAAAAGGTTTGCCTTTCAGGTCTGTTCTCCACAGATGAAATATATCCCTAAAGTTTATCATATCACAATCTGTGTACAAAGCTCTGCCTTTGAATCCACACATCTCTGGTATAGCATATCTGAAGCAAGTGAAGGGTGTACCCCAGCCTTTTCTTTTCCATGTAGGAAACATACTTGGTCTTAGCCATGTAACTTCTACTTGGTGGTTTGTGTTCTTTAATATACTATATAAATATACTTTCTCTATTGTAGGGTCAAAGTTTTCACTTGTTCCAACAAACAAACGTATAGGTTCTTCACTATTAAATGGGTTATCTCTCTTAAAATGAGCTGTTATTTCGTTAGTCATCATAGTATGTAACATACAGTAGTATGTCCCCCTCTTTTATATGTACATTCATATTCCATAAGTTACCTACACTCTCAACCTCTCCTTCTTTCTTAGGACACCATTCTAAGCCTCTACTAGCCCATGTGTTTAACTTATAATCATTAACTTCTAATGCTTGACATATCTTTTGGTATCTTTTACCTAGTATTATATCAGTATCTCCTTTAATTATATAGTATGCTTGTCTACTGTTCTGAGGTTTAGGTAGTGCTATTCCTTTGTCTGTACCTCTAATTATAACTATTTTTTCTATTGTTTCTTTAAATGCACCTTGGGTACTAATGTCTTCCATAACAGTGTTACCATGAGTTCTCCAGTAAGGATAGGTACAGTTATATACTTCGATATTGTACTTAGGTGGAAAGTAATGCCACATTAAATATGTATCACAAAAAGGAAACTGAGCATCACGCTGAGGGTCCATCCACTCTACTACTTCATTACATAGGTCTGTTACACTTTGTGGGACTACCATACTTTACTTTCTCCTCGTATAAAGCATACTAATACATCTCTTAACCCTGATTTTAGTGGAGTACTTTCGTGCATATGAAATGATGTAAATATTGTTAAACTCCCTTTCTTCTTCATTGTTTTAAATTTGTGTCTAAATTCTTTTGGTGGAGTATGTTTACCTCCTAGTATATCTTTTTGATTGAAGGACTCAGCAATCTCTAAGTCTCCTCCTGTGTAATCACTACTCAATTGTACACTAATACTTATCTTACGCATCGATCTTCTCTGCAGTATATGTTGTAAGTAAGGTCTACAATCCCTGTGTGCAGTAAAAAATTGTCCTTTCTTTTTGTATCTTACTATGTTAAACTCGTGGTGGTCAGATAAGATAGGATATAAATCGAACTTGTATGTTTTATTATTGTACAAATCAATTGCACACTGTAGTTTATGTCTCAACCATTCAGGTACAGTAGCTCCTCCGAGTCTATCACAGTCTCTCAAAGATTTATCTACTCCTCTGTATCGTGTAGTTGCTGGTTGGAATTGTTTAGTTTGGTAGGAATAAAAGTCTTGTATCTCATTATCAGACAGGAAGTTTTCTATGTGTCCACATAAGTCGCTAGGATTGTTACTGTCTTGACTGAGTACTAAGTTCATCTTTTATCATTTGTTTGATTTCGTTTTTAAATTGGTCGTATGAATCGAATTCACACAAGTCTTTCGCAGGATGTGAGTCGTGTTCTAACGCTACAACTCTATCTTCTAATTCTTCTAGCCACTCTTCGCATTCTCCGAATCGTGCCTGTGCTGGTTCATTCTTATCGAACCACTTGGAGTGTTTCTCCATTGCTCTTTTCCACAAAAGCATCTTTATAAACCTAACCATGAATAGTGCTTATAAATGTAGCAAAAGCATTTGCTTGGTCATGGTATCTACTAGGTATGGATATATCAAATACTATTCTTGGACTGTCGCCCATGTTTCTATCACTAATCCATGTAGTCTCGCCATCTAACATACCAGATACACAAGTCCAGTCCTTAGTAGTATCAGGATTGTGTTGGTCTTCCACTTTTACACGCTTACCATCTTTGATAAAGTTTGTAAAGCCATTCTCACTGTTATGTATAAATCTAAAGAAGTGTCTAGGTTGGTCTCCTCCGTTACTCCATGCAGTCCATCCTGTCGCTGGTGGTTGGAAGGTTATACTATCCCAGTACCATGCTTGGTTATCAGTTAGTTGTCGTACTGAACCTAAGAATACTGAACTTCTTTCTTTGAAGTCTTTTGATACAGACCTACCAGCATAGTCAATACAATTACTAGGTTTAGGATATCCATTGTCTGACTCATCAGCCATCTTTTCTCTTAAATCAGCCGCTGTTGTCTTAGGTAATGGTTTATATGCCCATCTATGAGGTAGTTTATAGAAGTCTTGTGCTAATAAGTCTAACCTCTGAATTATCTGGTGTTCTTTAATCGGTATCTGTTTCATTGGTTGTCACTTCTCTATAGTATATTACTACTTCTTTGAGTTCACGAATATATCGTTTTAACTCTTGAGTGTTGTATGCCATTAACTCATAGTCTGGTACTGTCATAGCGAAGAATACCACTTGTCCTTGGTCTTTTTCTACTCTTGCTAAAAATTCTTCTAAGTTTTTCTCACTAACTACGTACCAATAAGGCTCTTTTAAGTCTATTTCTCTTGGTAGTACTGGTTGTGCTATCTGCCTTTCAATAGGCTTTGCACTAACCTCTAATGTCTTTGTTGGTAACAGGCTGCACGACGATACCATCATCAGCAGCATCAATGTCACGGCTATCTTGTTCGATTCCATCAAATACCTCTTTTGTTGCTTTGTTTACTCTAGGTTCTATTAACCCAGGCTTTGCTGCGGCTAGTTTAGTTAAACTGTGCCTTTTAAATATATCAAGATAACGATTCATTTCTTTTTGCGTTTCTTGACTTTTCTTTTGTAAATCGTTGAGTTTACCTGTCTGTAAGGTAAAGTCGTTTTGTAGTGATGAGATTGCATCTTCTTGCAATTGTACTGCACTTTCTAACTTTGCGTTGTTTTGTGTAAGTGTAGCGTTCTCATTCCATAACCAATAGGTACTTATACCTAGTGATAGTATAATTGCTAGGAGAAACTGATACACAGTAGTCCTCCAATAAGTAGTCCTTTACCAAAACATATCCAATACATTTGATATAAGCTAAGTCCATACTTTACTTTCATTTCGTTTATTAACTTCATGTGTCTAAGTTTGAGTTTTTCTATCATAATTCTTCTATTTTGTAGTTAAGACCCTCTGCGCCTCGAATCTCTACTACTTCCTTGTCCTCGTTGAGGAACTTTAGGTATTTAGGTTGTTTTTTCAAAAATTTACGAACTATATAAGTTGTATCATCAGCGTCACCATATACGGCATTATAACTAACAGTTAGCTTATATCTTGTCGAGAAATAGCTCAGTATTTTTAACCAAATTTCTTTTATGTCCATTTCTTATTTTCAAACAGAAGACCCTCTGCTTCTCTACGGCGAATAAGTCCTTCTAAGACCTTGCCACCTGCTTTATTCCATCTTGCCATTTGCGCTGGTACTCCTTCATATTCTTCTCGATTGAGTACTTTTAACATGGTTGATGCTTGTAAATTTCCACCACCTAAATTGAAAGTCCAACTGACTAGTGCGTCGAATTGATACTGTTCTAGTGGTACTGTAACATTTTTATTGACATAGTTTTCATACTCTGTCATTTCTTCCAACAGCAATGCATCCGCTTCTTCCTGCGTGATGGTCATGTCTCTTTCTGCTGTTTTAGTATGACCATACCCGATAGTCCATACTCCTGCTGCACATCTATAAGCTGTAAGTTCACAGCCCTCGAAGTGTCTAATTAGTTCTAATCCATTTTCTGATATTTTCATTTGTTTCCTCATAAGATTGGGGAGTCCTAGAACTCCCCTAATACAATCTGACAGGTTATGTAAGTACACTAATGCTCTGCACTATGATGCCACCGAAGGCTATGACTAATGTATAATTAGCCACCATGCTGCAGAACTCTCCGTTCTCACATATGCTATCACGAACTTTAGAAGCTATTGCTTTCATTTTAGTTTATCTCCAAGATTTTCTTCTTGGAATCTGGAGTTCGTGATAAGTTGATGGTCAGTAATCCGTCTTGTAGATTTACCTTGTCTACTAACAGGTCGGCGTTTAGAATAAATCTTCGTTCAAAAGATTTTAGACTAAGACCCTGATGAACAAATTCTTCATCATTACCTAGTTTTGTGTCTTTTTTACCCTTTATGTGGAGTTCTTTGTTATCAAAGACAATCTCCAGTTCTTCTTTCTTCCAACCGGGCACTGCAACTTCTATACGATAGTTGTTGTTCCCTGCTATTAAGTTATATCTAGGATATCCACTTTCCGTATAAGACGGTAATGTGGGCATATCCAATCCAAGCCAAAATTTACTTAAATCTATACTCATTTTTTATCTCCATAATTCCTTTTCAGTAAATATTCACGTTCCTTTTCAGTAAACGCACCAATTGTAAGCCAAAACTATGACTTACAGAATAATTATATCAAATTTTAACCTTGATGTCAAGAACTATTTTTCAGAGTCATCAAACTCTATAAGTCCCTTCTCCTCTAAATAGTCTACCGTGGATCGGATTCCGATTTGTTTTCCTATTGTGTATGCACAAGCTATGCACATAATTAAAAATATTATTTCACTTATTTCATTATTTATCATTTGTATATTATACCAACAGTAAAACCTCATGTCAAGGATAATCTATACCATTGCTGAC